CCATGCCAGCAAACATCACGTTCGTGAACTCACAGCGTGCACCGGATACAACCACAGCGCCGCTGTCCTCGGCCTTGTCTGCGCCATTGTAGAACTGCAGATTGCGGAAGATACAGCCAGTCGCTTTTATCTCCGCAACCGTAGCCAGGTCAACGTCAGCGCCTCCCAGAATGCGACAACGCTGCCCAGTGCCAGGCAGATCACCCGACAGCCCCACCAGGTGCGTGAAATCTTTGTCCCACACCAGTGTGGCTGCCTGCGTGTCGCCCGTAGCACGCCCGCACATCGCGACTACGTCGTTACGGCCGGCTACGCAACGGTCATAGGCCGCCGCGACGCTCTTCAGCGCACGCTGGGGGTTGGTGCCGGGGGCGGTATCGCTACCGCCCTCGGTGTCCACAAACCACACGCGCGCGTTACGGGCCGTTGGCAGCCCAAGGTCTTCGGGCCTGATTTTCGCCGGATACAGCCCCATCGCGCCGCCCCCTATCCGCCGTTTCCGGCAGTCAGTATCGCAAACGGACAGCGAGTGCTATCGTTCGGGTTCATGTACGTGACGGGGTTCGGCAACGCAAAGCCGAGCCGCATCACTGCGCGCAACGCCACGCCGTCCTGCTGGAACGCGTTGAATACAATGTTGCCGGCAGCGTCCTGGATAACAGCGCTGCCGTCAATGGTGAAGTTGATGTCCTGCCGGAATGCGTAGAGCAACTTCGTCCAGTCACCGGCAATCATCAGCGCCTCGGTCTTGTCGATGCTGCCGTCGCGCGGGAAGTAGATAGGCTCGCCGTCGATGTAATAGCTCACGGCGTCCTGCATCCGGCTCGTGAAAATTAGGTCACCCTTCTCCGTCCGTGCATTGCGGAGCATCGAACGAACACTCACATGAGAGATGTAGCCGTTCGGGAGATAGCCATCCTCCTCGATCAGGCCGATCAGCCCGATGTCGCTGTCGTCCTCGCCCATAATTGCTTCGTAAATGTCCTCGAAATCGCTGAGCGCAGCCACATGATTGCGCGCCGTGGCCAGTGCCACGATCCCCGCAGCGTTACCCAGATCAGTAATCCATGAAGTCGGTATGTTCGTGCCGTAAAGAACAGCCTGGGTGATCGCGATATTGAACGCGTCCACCAGCAATGGCCGGATCTCGCCCCAAATGTCGTACTCAGCGTCCTCGAGTACAGCAATCGGGACAGGCACGATCACGGCCAGCTCCTCAGCCGTGATAAACTTGTTGGCCCACTCCACTGACGTGGTCTGCTTGTGGTCAGTGTCGCCGTCCAAAAAGTATGCAGTCGGCAGACTGCTCAACACCGGCATACGCAGCTTGTTGGACGTGATGTCCGGCATGCGCCGTGCCAGCTGGAAAAGCAGGTTCGTCTCCGCCAGGTCGGAGAGTATCTCTTTGGAGACCTCCACCGGAATTAGCGGAGCCGCGCCCGTTCGGTCAATGTAATCCGTATAGCTCATGATGTCGCCCCTTTACGCCCGTCCCGCCGCCCGTCGTATGAAATCGTTCATACTGACCTTGGTAGCGGGAGGTTTCTGTGTACCAGCCCCAGCGTGACCCGCAGGCGCTGCCTGCTGAGCCACGAACAGCTCCGGATACGCTGTGCGCATTTCATCGAACTGTGGATTGCCGCGCCGGTCGAATAGCTCGTCCTGCACGGCCACAGTGTACGCCAGGCGCATGTTCGTCACGCCCTCGCGCTGAGCTGCCTCGTAGAAGTCCGCGCGACGGTCAGACTCTGCCGACTGGTCAGCGAGCGCCTCCAATTTCTTCTGCGCTTCACTGCCTTTTTCAGCCGCGTCTGCCAGTTTGCGCAACTCCTTCTCACGCTCACGGCTCGCCTCTCGCTCCGCCGCAAGCGCTGACTTCAGCCCACTCACGTTCTCTGAGATACGCTTCTGAGCGTCCTCCGGCTGCGCCTTCAGCCATTCGTCGAACGGCACCGGCGTCCCGCCTGCGTCGTTCGCCGACTGCTGAGCGTCCTGCGTGGCCGCAGCATCTCGCTGCGCGTCGCCAGCAGCTACATCTTTGTCCGTAGTGTCCTTCGACATGGTACGGCCTCCTGGGGGCATCCCGCCCCGTATCCGTGAGAGCATCTCGCTCACGCGGTTGCGTACTTCGGTATGTAGACGGACATGCTGTGTATGCAGTTCGGGTGAAACAGCCCGTCTGCCTCGGCCTCCTGCAGCGACGGGTACTCGCTGCTGGTGCCGCTCAAGCTCAGTATAGCACCTTCCCACGGCGCGCACAACTCGCACGGGTCGGCGTGTGAGCTAACTTCCACCAGGTCCTCGCCCAGCTCTGCAGCCTCGTTGACAATGCCCTCGTTGACCGCCTCACGGCTCGTGGTACGCGCTACCATCTCGCCGTATGACGACAGTGACCACTCGCGGCCTGCCTTGTCCACGAACGCCGTTATCCCACGCTCCTCGAGGTCACGCACCATCTCACGTGTCACATCGCGACGCACATCGCCGAGTAGCGTGCCCTCCTGCAGCGCGTTCAGACCAGCCTCGCGAAACACGTCCTCCACCTGCCGGCCAATGCGCGTGATGGCGTCCTCCATGCGCATCGACATGTTCTCGCCAAGCAGTTTGATTGCCTCCGTGTGCAGCGCACTGAAATCCTCGCTCAACGGCACGCGCAACGCCGTACGCACCTGCGCCACGCCGTCGCCGTACAACGGCGGCAGATACGCACGCTGCCAGCGCACTGTCGTCAGCCCCATGGCCCTCATCTCGCGCTGCACAAGCCGTAGCTGCATCGTGGCACGCTCGGCCCGGTATGCAGTCAGGTCGGCATCGCGCACGTAGCCCCACAAACGCCCCTCAGCAGCGCGATACGCGTTGCCGAGTTGCTGTGCGATCATGCGGAGCTGCGCCACGGAGTACATTACTCGGTTTCATCCTCCTCGATGTCTTGTGGCAACACGGGTACGAACTCCTCGCCCAGTGTCGGGATATTCGCACGCTCCTCCTCGAGTGCTGCCTCAATCATCGCGACCTCTGCGTCATCCAGTCCCTCCAGGCGCAATGCAGCCAGCAACGGCACGCCAGCCGTGACGCGCAGTGACGTGATCTCGGCACTCGTGCGCGGCTGTACGGTAGCAGGTTCGTCATAGTTCGGATGTAGCATCACCAGGCTGTCCGCTGGCACACCAGCGATCTCCAACATGAACGCCATAGCCTGCTTCCACGTCGTGCTCAGCGCCGCCACGTGGCGCGCGATACGTTTGTTCAGCGGCGCCTCCAGCGCGATCAGCGCCTCGCCGGAGAGCGACGTGCCAGCATCCTTGTAAAAATAATGCTTCGGCGTCCGGCTGATAACACCAATCGTTGCGGTCACGCTCTCCAGCGCTGCCAGATAGTTGTTCAGGTCGGTTGCGTTGAACTGCCCAACACTCGCCGTCTCGCCCTCGCCTGGCGCCAGATGCCAGATACCGTTCGGCTTGACCACCATCTGCGTGGGGTCTATATCCATCGAGCAGATGATATAGCGCATGGGGAACGCGCCATACTCAGCAGCAGTCATCATGTCCGTGAGCAGCTTGTTCACGATGTCCTGCAGCGGCAGCACGTCCTCGAGGTCGCTCTTCAGGCAGCGCCGGTGCGTCCGAAAATGGAAAACAGGCACCTGACCATACGGGTTCGGCGCGTCCGGTGGGTCAGCAGGCACCATGCTCTTCGGCCCTGCTATGTCGCCCGTGGAAACGTCCGTCCGGCCACCGACACCGTGGCGCTGCTCAGTACTCGCACGACGGCTCACGTAGTACTCCAGTCTGTCGGGGTAGTACAGCGTCATGCGCAGATGGTCGTCATCATCACGCCAGCGCTTCGCTGCCCACAGCATACGCCGTGGGTGCTCAGGGTCGTATTCCACATGACACATGCGCGGGTCGTTGACATACGCCTCCGGTTCGCCGTTCTCGTCCGGCCACACAATCAGATATGCCTCGCCGACTACTACAGCCAGCTCGTGAACGTCATCCGAGACCAACGGCAGCTCATTGCTCTCCCACAGCTCCTGAATACGCGCCTGAATGCCCTCATCCTCGTGCTCGAAGTCGCGCAAATTTAGCCTATCAAGCGCCGCGTCAGCCACCACAGCGCACCAGTTTTGCGAAAAATCCCATGCCTGGCCACGAAACAGGTCGGCGATTTGAGAGCGTGGATACGCCACATCCTGTATACCGTCGTAGTAATTCAACAGCCGCGTCTGCAGAGGCGTCTTCGCCTCTATGGCCTCCCACGCTGTTACCAGGTCCTCGTGTGGCACACTACCAGCTCCTCACATAACCCCTGCGCTTGACCACCGTCAGCGCCATCACGGCATAGCGCAACGCGTCCATGGCATGGTCGTTGTGTTTCTCCGGTTCGTCTTTGCGCTGCGTGCCATCAGGTCGTGTTTTCCAGCAGTACGTCTGCAGCTCACGCACTGTCTCCACACACTGTGGCGCCAGCAGCAGCTCTCTACTCGCGATACGTGCCGACGCGGCTGCGATACCAGGCACCACTGCATTGTTCGCCGCCACGGCCTCAACACCTGCAACCTTGAGCGCACGTATGTTGCCTGGCTCAGACGGGTCGCAGTGCCACTCGCTCACGCCGTAGCGCGCAGTCAGGCGCTGCGCCTCTGCAGCCCACCACTCGATCGGCTGCTCACGCTCATACGTCTCATGCAGTACGTGGAATGTGCCATCGGCTGCAACACCCAGCACCAGCATGACGCCCGGGTTTGTCCAGCCCCAGTCTACACCACCGACGGCAGTAACGATGTCTGCCGGTGGCTCGATGATGTGCGTGTCCACACTGAATTGCGGGTAGATCAGGCCCTCCCAGGCAACGTACTCGCCGAGCACCTCCTGCTGCCACAGTTGCGTGTGCTCGCCATACTCACGCCGGAGGCGCTCGTGGTAGTCATCTTCCAGGAACGGATTAGTGAATGTGCTGGCGCGGATAATCTCCAGCCCCTCGCGCTCGACGCCCAGCACCTCCCAGCACCAGTTGCGGCCCTTCGGCGTGAACGTGAACGCGGCCTGGTGCGCGTAGCCGGGCTGCCGCAACCGCCCCATGAGATAGTCGTATGCCTGTTTTTTCCACAGGGCGACCTCGTCGCCGACACACCATGCCAGATCAGCACCGAGCAGCGCGGCAGGATTGTCGGCGGAGCGCAGCCAGAACTCGGATCCGTTCGGCAGGACAATGCGGTTCTGTTGTTTCTGCCAGTCCCAGAGCGTCAGCAGCCCCATGTCGCCACCCAGCGTCAGCAGGTGCGGCATGACCGCCTGTTGTAGTTGCGGAAATGACGGTGCGACAAACATGCCACGCGAACCGGGTGAACGCCGCGCATTGAGCAGCGCCTTGCAGACGCCCGCCCACGTTTTGCCTGCGCCTGCACCCGCCTGGAAAACCACGTTTGGCGCATCGGATACGATAAACTCGTACTGCGCTTCCGAGCAGGCGGCCTCGGCGCTACGTGCCGGCTGTGCTACCATCGGCGGCCTCCTCGTCGTCGGCGCGAATGACGCGCAGGGTAAATGTCTGTTCGATGGGCCCGTCGTCTTTGCCGGTGTGCTGGACACGTTCGCGGCGGCCCCAGCGGTCGGGGAAGCGGCGCTCCAACAGCGTCATCAGCGCCTGCCACTGGCCGGGCACCTGGCCTTCCGGTATCTCGTGCGGCCTGCCGTGACGGTTGATTTCCGTGACCGCCGACAACTCGCCGCGAGCCTCGCCCCTTTTTACTGACTGCGCAAATTCGCGGTATGCCTCCGGCCAATCACCAGCAGCGTCGGCGCCCGCCTCGCCCTTCCGTAGCCACTCATACGCGACATTCTCCGGTATTTCCAGCAACTGGCAGGCAGTCACGAAGTAATTCATCGCGCCGAGGATACGCTCGAACTCGGCGCAGATTTCGGGTGTGCAGATTGTAGGCCTGCCTGCCGGCATGTCAGTCACTCGCCTGCTTGTTGGAGCGTGCGGGTCGGCTCTGCCCCGCCTACCTCAGCGGGAAGCTGAGGCCCTTCTAGTAGGCGCACGCTTTCTCGTTTCGGGTACGGTTGGCGCAACGGCTCTATGCGGCGACGCATAGCCTTGTCCAGCGGGTAGAGGTAACGATGCTTGGGCAGTTGCGTAATGCGGACACAATCGGCAGTAGCCGGCACTTGCCGCATCTTCCCATATTGTACTGTCCAACCAGTCTTAGAAACTTGGCGGCTATGCCACAACCGCCCCCTTGCATCACGCCATTTGCATGATGCAGTTGTCTCGCCGCAGTACACCCAATTGCCTGCCTGGTATAAAACTCCCAAGTGCCCTTCGTTGGCATCCGCAAACGACACCACCAGGCGTAGTCTTGCGTTGTCTTCTACAAGCATCTTCAGCGCACAAGCCACAATGCGTGACGTGGGCGTCAGATGAGCGCTAAGAGCAACCCTCGCTAATTCGCACACTTCCGTTTGCTGCAATCCATACGAAGTGCCCAGGTTTTTGCACGCTCCTCGTGAAAATATCACAGCACCTATGAAGCAGCGGTTTTCCCAAACGCCAATACGCACTGTTGGTGATGTTGGCATTGTCCCCGAATAATGCCAGTGTTCAACCGCATACTTGGCGGCTTCATAACTGCACCAGTCAACCAGCAAATCAGGCTTCTGCTTGTCGGGCATCGAACGTGTCTCCACACTGCGGGCACTGAACCCATTTGGGTTCTAGTTGGTCTAAGCGTCCCTGTTCATCTGCGCTGACGGGCATGAACGGCGGCACAGCGGTGTCCACCTCCGCCAGCAGCGCCGCCAATCCCTCATCATCAAACCCCGTACCCTCCAGCCCCGTCTCCGCCCGTATCGCCGACAGCAGTTGGCTGAGTTGCGCGTCATCGTCCTCGGCCATGCGCGACAGTTCGTTGTCGGCCACCATGAGCTTGCGCTGCTGTTCTTCGGTGCCGTCAAAGACGTGCACGGCAATGGTTTGCCAGTCAAGCTCGGCGGCGGCCTGCACGACGCCATGACCGGCCAGGATTACGCCCTCGGGGGTGATGACGACGTTCTTGTATTGGCCGAGGGTCTGGAGGCTGTGCTTGATCTGCTCGATCTGACCGGGAGGATGATGGCGGTAGTTGTCGGGGTTGGCCGTCAGCTCCGATACCGGCCGCTGCTCGAGGGTGAGGCCCGCTGTGGCCTTCTGGCTGCCGGCTTTGCGCGTGGCCATGATGGCCCGATTGTAGCCCGTGGAGGTGAATGTTGTCAAGGTGTTGCCGGCGATGAGCAGATATTTGTGCGGGGGTAGCCGACTTTTTTCACCGTGGGCAAAACTGTGAAGATGGAACCGAATCGCCTTCGGAGGGCATGGCCGCGATTGTGAACGGATCCGGCACCGAATGTGCCGATTCGGGGCCGGGTGGGCTGCTTCGGGGCGGCGTCGCCGGCATGTGCGGACCCGCCTTCTGCGGTGGACGCCGGCTGCATCGCCGAAGCCGCAAAAGGTGGCTGCCCAACCCTGCCGAAAGGCCCAAAAGGTGCGAAAAGTGGCCAGATCGGGGGCCGAAAGCCCCTGGCCTTTCGGCGCCTTGCGGCCACCCTTTTTCAAAACCGATGAAATGCTATCATACCGGGCGGCAGTTCCGCAGGAGCCTGATGCTATACCAGCGCTCGATTATGGACGGAATATGATGCAAGGGGGTGTCACCGTTTGCCACCTTCCAGCCTATGCGACTGCTGCGCAAAGTGGCTTGCTATGCGCGTCGTGGTAACTGGAAATTGCAGAAGGGGGCCATCGGGGCCTGCCCCCGATCGCGAATTTCGCCGTAGCGGCCCGTGAAGGGGGCTCAGCACTTTTTGAAAAGCGGGCCCGCCTTTTGCGAGTTGTACCAAAAGGTTTTCCGGCCCGTAGAGGCCCCTGGCAGGCCCGTAGCGCGATTCGACTCCAACCTTTTGGACCTTTTGCCCGTTCTGGCAACTCTAGGGTCGGGGCCACTCGGGCTCCGTGTGCTCACTGCTACAGCAGCCACCACTTTCGCGCCATGACGGGCATAATCAGCGTATTCCCGCTGCGGGCACACACGCCGCCGCGCAGGTGCCGCTGTCGGCCCTGCCGAAGCCTACGGCGCGTCGGGCGCACTAAGGACATGCGCAGGGCCTCGCGGCGTGGGATGCGCCGGAACGGGCGTGACGATGCCGATACCCGCTCGTATATGTCCTGCCAGATAGGTTCAGTCACCGTCGGCCTCCCAATCTACCTGTTCATCACCCAGCCACAGTTCCACGTCGCCCACTATCTCCCGCAGGCGCTCGGCACAGCGCAGGACGATCTCGGCGTCGCTGGTGCTGATGCCTATGCAAACACGGCTATAAACGCAGCCACGGTTACGTTTGCCTTCGATGCTGATATGCAACGGGATGACATTGAGATTCACTGTCTCGTCGAACAACTGTCCGGACCATTCGTGATACGACATGGCCGTGTCAAATCTAAGTTCTGCGAAACTAACTGTCGTGGGCCAACCCTTCCCAGACTCGTAACGGAAACTCGTGTAGTCGGCGATGCGCTGGATTAGGGCGTCATGGTCAGTCACCGTTGGCCTCCAGTCTCTCGTTCAGCCACGCGGCCCGTTCAGCGTTCATCAGTCCCCACGTGCCATCGCCCTTCAACTCTGCCCCACAACACGGGCAGTAACTCGGCCAGTAGTAGCTCTCCACATACCAGCGACCACGCGCAGGATTGCCATAGGTGCATGTTCCACAGGGGCACTCGGCTGTCTCAGGCATCGTCGGCCTCCAGCGCCGCCTCTACCGCCGCCAATACCTCTTGCAGTGAGCGCCCGTGCTCTTCGGCACGAATGTCACCATAGCCATCTACTACCGAGACCCACCACGCTTGGTCAGCGCCGTCTCGATAGCAACGAGTGATATACATTACATCCTCTCCAGAATCGCCCCATCGCGTCAAACACAGTGGCCTGACATTCGGGGCTGCAGACGGCCTCCACACTGCCTTCGCGGCGCGGCGCGGGTCTCCAGTTTGTCACTGCAACTCCTCCTTCGGCGGCATGAGCCCAGACCGTACAGGTGGCCGCGTCATGCTATCATCAGCGCCATGCGCCCGCAGCAACTCGTACACAGCATCGCCTTTGTAGTGCCACAGTGCTTGGTGGAGGGGTGTGCCGCCATCATCAGCTTGTGCGTTGACCTCGGCCCCGGCTTGTAGCAGCACCGCGCAGACCGCGGCGATCATCTCTGTGATGGCACCGGCGGTCACTGCCGCGTGGAGCGGCGTGTTGCCATCCCTGTCGCGGGCGTTGACCTCGGCCCCGGCTTGTAGCAGCACCGCGCATGTTTCAGGCGCGGCTCGGCAAGCCGCGTTGTGTAGGGGCGTTGCCTCGCGCCAGTCACGCGCATTGACACCAGCCCCCGATTCCAGGAGTTTTTGCACCGCGATAGCGTCGCGGCTGTAAGCGGCCCGATGCAAACAAGTCATGTCGTCTCCTCCTCCGGACAGTTATCATGCCATCACTCTCCACAAAACAGTTCAGCCCGGCCACATAAGCCGCTTCCAGGGCAGGAGCGCAGGCAGTCGTAGCCGGGCTGAATGAGTTGTAGTCACAAAAAAACACCTGCGCACGGCCTGCCCTGTGTGTTCATTGTAGCACTTTCGGAGAATGATGTCAGCGCTTTCCTTGCCGCGTATAGTCGCCCCACTTGCGCACTCCGTACCAGTTCCACGCGGTCTGCTCTTTCACGACCACCCAGGGCTGCGCCCGGACCGTGCCGCGTGGGTCCAACGTGTAGTAGTCGAGCACGTTGTTTTCGCGCTCTGGCGGCCCTGGGCGAATGTAGGGCCTGCGGGCCTTGACTGCCCCGCCCGTGTCCATCGCATAGCGCAGGCCCCAAGGCGTCCACACTATCGTGCCCAGCGGGATGACCTTCGGGTCTACGCTCACAAACTGCAAACCGTTGGCAGGGCTAATCGGATCGCCCGATGCCATGTGGTCGCCGCACGGTTCCCAATGCCCATAGGCGGTGAGCTTGGCGCGGTTCGCCAGCGGCACCGTTATGCCCTGGCTGAGGCCCCAGCGGTAGGCGGCTTCCTGCCACGGCTGGAGTTGGCCGAACTCGCCCGCGAGCGCTTTTGTGGCGGTGCGCCGGAATGGGTCTAACTCCACTGTCCAATCCCGGGCTACCGAGGGCACCGCGGCGGCGGTGCGGATGCTGGTCAGCATCGTAGCCGTGCCCAGGTGCAGGCTGATTGCCGCGAGCGCGGCCAGGACGAGCGTTATGGTGCGGTTAGTCTGCATCGGCAGCCTCCAGTGATAACTGTGTTTCCTGATATTAGAGTGAACGCGCCAGTGCCAAAAAAACGGCTCACAGATAGCCGCTTCAGCACTCAAGTTGTCTGGCACGTACTGGAGTAATTGGTCAAGTTGCCTGCGCTTATTGCCAGGCCATGATATGAGCTTCATATCACTCATCGCTCTTCATCCCTCCACAAGCTGGCGCGGTACTCAGCGTGCGACCCATACCCGCGAGAATATGCGTCCTCCTCGCGGCCCTTGCGTTCCATGTTGGCCGCGTGTTGCTCCGCCGCGAGCTGCTCGGCCAGCAGCGCCTCGGCCCGCCGCTGGTCACGCCCGGCGACGCGGCACAGACAGTAGATGCTCAGCAACGCCAGCACGACGCCGACGACAGCCAGCCACAGCAGATATGGTGCGAGTATGTCAAACATCGTGGACCTCCTGTTTTGCCAACTCCCATACCTGACACGAGATCGTATCTAGCGTGCTATCCTGCAACATCTGCTCGTATCGGTAGCTATCTCGCCACATTTACCACCGACGCAACATAAGCATAACCGCTGTTGTAATTCCGTATTGCGGTCTCCAACCTTCCCCAGGCACCAGCTGTTCCAATCTGCCCAAGCTCATGATCCCACTGAAGCAGCCGCCAGAACCTGCTCGATTCCGGCATACTTGACGCAACCATCAACCGCTCATATTGCCGTAAGATATGTTCGTGCCGCTCCGTCAACCATTCTGCTTCTGCCCGATGCCGCATCAGCGCCCCAATTGCATCAGCTATGGCTTGGGCATCATCCATCTGATTTGCCAACCGATACCGCAGCGTAAACATCGCATCGTATGCCTTCACATACGCCTGTGTTGTTGCAATTATCGCGGCCATAGCATTGTGATTGGCTTGAAGTTTTTCCTCAAGAACTGGATTATATACTGCTTTCGCGGCCATTTTTGCCTCCTCACAAAATATTTCGGCCCCGCCCGAAAACCAATCAACGTGGAGGCGCTGAGATGGCGTCTGTGGGCAGGGCCGATATTTGTTGTCGCAAACTATAATCGCCATCTCGTTCGCCTCCACTGTCCAGCATATCACACCTCGCCGCGCATGTCAAGAACTTTTTTTGCCTCGGCTACGCTCGTCACCACGGCAGCCGTCCACCCCTGCGCCTCCCAACCCTGCAACTCATGCTGCTGCTTGGCCGTAGCGTGCTCGCCCGGCAACTTGACCTCCAGCGCGAAGGCGATACCGTTCACAGCGCCTATCAGGTCGGGCGCACCCGCGACCGTGTAGGGGGAGCCGTGGAGCTTGTAGACCTTGCCCCCGGCATCGCGGATCATGCGCTGTATTGCCCGTTGCAGGTTAGCCTCGGTCACAATCATCACCACACTGCCGCGCCTGTCGCCGCACTGGCGAGCACCACGGCCTCACGCGCGCGGGTAAGGGCGACGTAGAATAGGCGCAGAACGCTGTTGCGGTCGGTGCCGAGCCATGCTTGCAGCCCGCGCGAGGATAAGTCGGGGAATATCACTGATACGTCAGCCTCTCCGCCTTTGAAGCTATGACAGGTGCCGACATAGACCGACGGCTCCTTCTCCAGCAGCGCCATGCCATGCTGCCGGATGAGCTGCAGCGGGAACTCAGCGGGCTTAACCTTAGCTGCTTTGAGTTGTGCCTGCAGCCATATCAAGTTAGCGGGCGGTGCCGCCAGGCACGCCGCTAGATGCTCTTCGCCGATCTCGCTACCGAGCCGCCACAGCACATCGTCCTCGGTGCTCGCATCAGTCAGCATATCCTCGATCCGCTGCCTGCCGCCGCGCGGCAGAACGCCCTTCACGATGGACAGCCACTGCAGTAGTTCATCGCGCGACCATACACGCCCATGAGTATGTGGCACCATGAACGCGGCGATGGCGGCCAGGGTCCCCCGGTTGCGCCGGTGTAGCGGGTTCCAATCGCCGCGCTTGCGCCGCCACGGGTTGCTGAATGGTATCCCGTACTTCCGCAGCATCGCTACCGTCGGCGCGATCATGTACGAACATGACGCCTGGATCATCACCGACTGCCCCCGCGCTTGCGCCTGTTCTATTACACGCATGAGCGGCTCTGGGGCGCGCCAGGTGGCGGGTGAGCGCAACACCGCACCGTCGGCGTCACGCGGGCGGTAGGTGATGTCCTCGCGGTCGGTGCATTGGCGTATCCAGTGCTGCGCGAGCGCGTGGACAGCGCGCGGCACACGGTAGCTATCCTCCAGCACTTTGCGCCGGGCCGGCGGATTCTCGGCGAACCAGCGTATGTCTGCACCCGCCCACTGATAGAGTGCCTGGTCGGGATCGCCCGCGGTGACGAGCGTCTCGCAATGCGGGGCAGATGCCCAGCGTTGCACGAGCGACCACTGCAGGCGCGTCATGTCCTGCGCCTCGTCTACTACCAGCACCTCCGGGTCTTGTGGCGCGCAGATGGTATCGGCAGCGGCATACTCTATCATGTCCGTGAAGTCGATGCTCTCGGTCTCGTGCTTATACGCCTCCCACGCTGAAGCGAACGCCAGCACGTCCACGGGCCATAGTGGGCGAGGCTGACGCATGTTGCGCAGGCGGCTGTATTCGCCGAGCAGTGCGTCACCGGTAGCGTCGCCATACGCCACATCCTCAGGGTCGCGTGTAGCCGTGAACAACCACTGCGGGTGCGCCTCGGCAAATGCCCTGAGTCCGTCGCCGCCTTCGGCGACTTCAGGGCGGTCAAGCGCGCGGTAGGCGAGCGCGTGCAATGTAGCGACATTCTCCTGATTGATGGGCGCGTTGCGGCCCGCTAACTCGGCGGCGGCGGCGCGCGTGTGTGAGACGGCCACCACGGCGTCTGATCCACGCTGGTGCGCCTGGTGCGCTATGGCGCGCGTCAAAAAAGTAGTTTTGCCTGTGAACCTATTCACGTGCCCGGCGGACCAATAAGCCTGTCTTCATTGACTTTTGGTGCTCGGGACATGATTGACCACCCCCTTTAAGTACAGCCGATACGGTACTAGCACCATCACAGCATCCTAGCAGCATCCTAGCAGCATCTGAAATCGCAGGAGCCCGCATGATTACTGGCCTCCTGCCATTTCCTAGCACCATCACAGCATTTCTGAGATTTTATCTCGCCCGCGCAAAGTGCAGATTCTCGAAAATGCTGTGATGGTGCTAGGACTCTACTCTGAAAAGTGCTATATAGTACCGTCATTATTGGCCCTTTTCGCCCTGCCGCGATGCCGCTAGGATGCTGCTAGGGTTGTGTGATGCTGCTAGGGTCATTTCTGACACCCCAGAACCGCTTCGCACTATATTTTCCGTCATGTCGCCGAATACTCCACTGCTTGTCAACCGCGCCGATAGCTCTCAGGCGCTGCGCCAGCCCCTTCTGCGTGGGCCGTCCATCCATACCGACGAGCTTGCACTTCTGCACTAGTTCGCTGAGCGAGAACCAGACATAGCCGTCTGCCTCGAAAATGCCGCCGGTTTGCATGATGCCATCTACATCGTCCAGGCTCACCACCCCGCGCTCATCGAACATATCATGCAGCACTGATAGCAGCGCCCCGTCACGCGTGGTGTCATCGCCGCCATCTATGGTATCTGCGCAGGCGGCAACGCGGTTCACCAGGTCTCTCCATGTCGGCCGTTCCTTCGGCGCAACGGGCCGCGGGTAGTAATTGGCTACGCTCAGTATCTCGCCTAGAAACTGCGACTGACTAACCAGGCGCGGGGCCTCGATCTCCGCCACACGCCCCCCCACCCAGAAACGATAGATAGCCGGATCGCCGGTCACGCGCTCGATCCGCGTCAGTGGTATCTCCCACCTGTCTGCCAGTGCCCGCAGTACCTGCTCGCGCGGCGCGTTATTGTCCTCGATCACCTGCGCCGCCTGGTTCTGTGCTGTGTATTCGTCAGCAGTCTGCCGTGCTTTGTGGATGGTGCGAGCATAGTAATCTGCCCGGCGCAATTTCTCCGGCTTGTCGCGCCCCCAGTGTTTGCGGTGCTCGATCAGCATGGCGGTAATCTCATCGTCTGTCCAGCCGACCTGCGCAGCGAACGTTGCCAGCGCCATGTCATGGCGGCTGCAGTCGGCGTTGAGATCCTTGCGCTTGTGCTCCCACGTTGCGCGGTAGTCTTCGTGCTCGGCCAGCAGCAGATCATGTTTCTCGCGCGGGAAGTCGGCACTCACATCCACCGACGGCAACGCCCGCTCGCGCATGGTCGCCCTGGGCACCTCTACACACAGCGGCTCCACGTCCCCCGGGTTGTAGCGCCGGTTATTCTCTAGCCAGCGCAGTTCGCACGGTACTGGCTCGGCTTTGACGTTGCGCGTGCCTGGTACCCGCATAACACGGGTTAGGTCATGCACGGGATCTAGTTCATAGCCGGCGCGGTTGTAGTGGTCGGCCACCGTGTAGCCCCATGCCAGTGCCAGGTTCTGCGCGTCTGCGCGCTCAGCGTCGTTGTCGAATGTCCACGGCTCCTTGAACAGCCAGCCGCACTGCAGGCCGTGGCCGCTGTGAATTAGATAGGTCGGCTGAAGGGGCAGATGCTCCAGTACGTCGAGGGCGGCGCGCTCAGTGGGGCAGCCACGCGGTTTGAAGTCTATGTCGGCGACCAGGCCGATGATTGCGGTGATTTGCTCGACGGTGGCCCGCTGGTGCTCGTTGCCGCGCTCGCTGGTCAGCCCGATGGGGTAGTAGACGTTGACGGACTGTGCCTTCGCGCACAGGTCAGCCGCGCACGCCGTGTCTGCACCGGCAAACCAGTGCGTGTACTTCGCTCCGGTCGGGGAGAGCGTCCAGATATACCACCATAACTCGTCGGGCACATCTCCGTACAGCGCATCGAGAAACGCCTGCATGGTCTATGGCCTCCTGCCGCTGATGGCTGCGGGGCGGGTAGTCAGCCCGCCCCGCAGTGTTTAGTTTAGCCTTCCACCACTGCGCCGTCAACATAGTCGTCTACGTTGACAGCAGCATCGGCAGGATCGGGTGTGCCCGGCATCTCCACGCGGGTAGCGAGGAGCGCACGGTACATCTCACGCAGTTCGCCGCCCCGCCGAACCGCCTCGGCTTCGAGCGGGCCTGCGGAGGCGAAAGTGACCTGGCTGTACTCTATGCCGGTGGCGTTCTTCGCCTTGGCCAGGCCCAGGTCGGTGATTACGCCGTGCAGTGGTGTCTGCGCGCCGAGCAGCAGCGTGCGGTAGCGCTTGAAGTTGCGCAGGCTCGACGGCGGGAGGTTGAGGAAGATCGGCAGGGCGCTATCTTCGCGCAGCAGCAGCATATGCCGGCGCTCGCTACACGCCTGGCCTCCATTAGTGCCGCTGCCCCACTGGGCAAGGGGGCAAGTGGCGCACTCGCCTCCCGGAGTGCCTAGACCCTCAACACCATCAGCACTGGCGCAATCGGGCGGTGCGTTCTCGCCGGTGAACTCGCCCGCGTAATACTGCCGCACCTTTTGAGCGCAGAGGACGACGCACTTGAGTTGCTTGATCGTCTCCTCGCCGGCGAGTGTAGGCACCTCCCAGGACGTTGCCCCGCCGGCGGGCACCTTCACCTCCGGTAGGTCGAACTGCGTGATCTCATCCTCGGCGGCCTCAGCTACTAACTGCTTCATCTGCGCGGCGTCTTCGGCCGATGCCGAGAGGAAACCGAACGTCTGCGGTTTTGCCAGTTTGTCGTTTGTCATTGTGTGTTCTCCTCATCTGTGTTAGCTCTTGAGTACGCGCACATCGGACTTCTCGCTGTAACTGATCACCCCCTCCCAGGTGACAGGCAGGCCGCCGCGCTCATCGAGCAACTCGCGGACAAGTGCAGAGAGCGTGTTGCTGTTGTAGGTCTCCTGCACAATGCCGCGCCCTAAAGACGAACGTTTCAGCAATTTGATGGCAGCTTGCTTGTCCTCGACCTTGGCGTAACGGTCGGTGCGCAGGTAGACGGTGCGGCCGTTGACGTGTACGCGGTCCAGACCGGCCTCGCCCCATGCGTCGAGTATCTGCTCAACGAGTTCTGCGCGGCGAGCCTTGAGCATGTCAAGGTTGTCGTTAGCCTCAGCGATGCGGTCGTGCAGTGCGATCAGTTCTTGCTCTTTGGTGGTATCCATGACCGGCCTCCCGTGGTAGTAGATGCAATTCGGCCCCGGCAGAAAGTGCAGTCGCGGGTGAGCGAGACAGCAGCAGGCTCTGATGCCGGGGCCGAAAGTTGTAAACGCAAAATGCCGCTGTCATATTGCTCACCCGCTTAGATAGTAGCACACTACTGCCCGTGTGTCAAGCCCTCCAACACGGCTTCCACAACATCGGCGCGGCGCTCCAGGGCCTTGCGTATCGTCTCGTCTATAGTGCCCTCGGCGACCAGGTGGATGTAGGTGACGGTGCGCGTCTGCCCAGGGCGATGGACACGCGCCCGCGTCTGCGCGTCGTTGCCGAGCGAGAAGTCGTGTGAGTAGTATATGCAGTAGCGTGCTCGCGTCAGGTCGATGCCGACGCCGCCGGCCTGGAGTTGCACAGCCAGCAGGTCGAGCTTACCATCGTGCCACTGCTGCAGGTCGTTGGCTCTGCCGCTCAACTCGCCATGCCGCAGGCCCTTGTCGGCGGCAACCTCGCGGATGGCTCGCAGGTCGGGCCTGAACCGCGTGAACACGACGACCGGCTCCTGCTGCGTCAGCGTGTAGTCGCCGTGCAGGTCGTCGAGCACATCGCCCAGCAGGTCGCGCTTCTCCGTGCCGAGCGACACGCTGTCGCCGTCCTCAGTAGTGGCATGGCCGTTGACTATCTGCGCCAGGCGCAGCAGCTTTACCAGCGCGTTGTCAGCGGTGATGATGCCCTGCTTGACGGCGGCGATCAGGTCATCGGCCATGCTGTCGTATGCCTGCCGTGTGGCCTTCTCCAGTGTGCAGGTGCGCGTCATGTCCACGGCAGGGGGTAGGTCAAGCACCTCGTTAGCGCGGCACCTGTAGGTCACGCGATACATGCGCTCGTGTAGATCATCGAGGTGCTGATAGGCGACCACTTGGTGGTTCTGATAGCCGCCCATGACGGCATAGCGACTGCGGAACGCGGCGTGGCTGGTGCCGTAGATGCGCTTGTCGAGTGCGCGGAATTGTGCGTACACGTCGAGGGGGCTGTGTGGCATGGGTGTGCCGGTGAGGCCGAGGCGGAAGGGTATGCGGTCGGCGATGCGCGACGCTGCGCGTGACTGCTTGCCGCGCGCACTTTTGAGGCGGTGACTTTCGTCGAGCACCAGCGCGTCGAACTGCCGCTGTCTGCTCAGCGCCTCTATGTCTTTGCCCAGGCTGTACGGCAGTACGTCGTAGTTGACGATGATGACGCGCGGCCTCGCGGGTGACGCGAGCGCGGCGCGAAGCTGCTTGCGCCGCTTATCCATACTCTTGTCCGCGAGCACGGTGACCTGCCAGTTCTGGCCGGCGTGCTTGGCGAACTGGCCGGGCCACACCGAGGCGACGGACTTGGGGCAGAGTATTAGTACAGATGCACAGCCCCGCTGCTCCAGCGCGGCGATGGCGACGGCTGATTTGCCGGTGCCCATGTCCATGGCGAGCATGTACCCGGGCGCGTCGCCGATGGCTGCGAGCGCGTCCTGTTGGTGTTGCCAGAGTTGCATGCTCACTGCACCTCCTCGGCGTCCACACGCACGCCGTGCGGCCAGCCCATCTCGCAGCACAGGGCAGCACAGGCATCGCGCACCTCACGGTAGTGAGCTACATGGTGTAGCGCCAGGGCGATGCGGCTCTCCGGCCAGAGGCGCTCGCCGGTTTCGGCGCGTGACACCTCGGTGTGCGCGGTGCCGAGCGCGGCGGCGAGCTGCTTCTGTGACATGCCCGCTGCGAGGCGGGCGTTGCGTAGACGGCTCATTTCCGTTCCTTTCTCGTGCGTTATTGGGCCTTCCGGCCCCCATCCCCGCCCACGGGCAGAACCGCAGGCGGGGTCGAGGTCGGGGCGGCTAGAACTCAATCGGCTTGCCGAGCAGGCGGTGATTTCGCCTTATTTTTTGGCTTCGGCTATGAGTTCTGCGTGCGCTAACGTGCAGGCTACCACGATGTCATCGAGCACGCGCTCGATGTTGTCCGAGTGGATGTGCAGCTCAACGGTGTGTCCGTCATCGCGCACTATCCTGAGCATCGTGTTCGCACGGTCTTTGACTTTGGATGTCACTTTGGATGTCACGATATGCTCGACGCGCTTCACATCCATAAACTTGTGTATGTTGGTCATTTCTGCCCCTCCTTGCTGTTGTTTTCTTCCGGCTGTAACTTGTAGCCCCTATGTCTCATCTCTGTGGCCTCCTTCTCCTGTTCCTTCTCTCTACTGTTATTGTCCAGCCCGAGCGCACGTCGCGCCCGTTTGCACGCATGTTCTATGCTCTCGATGAGCCTCTCGGGGTCGCGCGTCGTGAACGCAATCCCTGCGATACGCTCTGCGCCGAACGTCGATGTGGCGCGGTTGATGTCGATGTGTATCGTGTCCACATGTTTGCCTCGCGCTGTGCCGCTCAGGGTCATGGTCGCAACGTCGCTATACAGTGTCTCTACGTGTGGCACGTCTACCACCCTCCTCTGTCGTGATAGCGTTCCGACATAATCTCCCACAGCCGTTCGCTGTTCTCGCGCAGATACGCCGCATACGCGGCGCGCGCGTCATCCACCGTGTAGCCCATCGAGCGCAGTTGCTCTTCCCAGGTGCCGCGATCCGTCCAGATCAAATTGACCACCCTGGCCACTACCTCGTCTGGCGCGTCAGCCAGTGCGCCAGCCAGGAACGGGTCGCACTTCCTGAGCAGCTCACGCGGGGGGTAGCTCTCGGCTGCCTCGCCGAGATGCTCGAATGCCTTCTCGTTTATCTCAGCGTTCGACGTATGCAGCATTTCGAGCAGGCTATCATCATCAAGCTGCTCTATACTGTCAGCAATGGCGCTGCCGTCGTCCTCGCGATTGAGATAATCGCTGTACGCGCCACGACAGCTCGCTGGTATGTTGTACATTTCACGCCACCTCCTCTGTCTCTGCGCCGTGCTTCTCGAGCCACTCGCGCAGGGCCTCGGTCATGATGCCAGACTCACTGTCCGGCAGAATACCGGCCTGGCGGCGTGCCCGTGCCACCTGCTGTAGCTCAGCGAACAGGGGCCGTGCCGATGGCCGGATGTAGACGTGGAACCGTGCGTAGGGGTTGCGTGGCCGTCTCACTCTTTCACCTCCTGTACCACATACGTTTTCGGCGCCGTTGCCCATCGCCGTAGCTGCTCTGGCGATAGTACGGCGCCACGCAATTCGTGGGGGATGTTGATGTTGACGCAGGTCAATTTCGCTGCCTGCGCTGCCAGATGGATGGGGAGCACGCCGATGACGTGTTTGCCACGTACGTCGTCTGCCTTCGCGTGCGCTATGACGGGGGTATCAGCATCGGCGAGGCCGGTGCTGATGATATGGGCGATGAGCGCCCTGTGGCGAGTGACGATGACTTTCTCCATAATGGGGTTCTCCTGGTGATTATTTACGGCCAGATTTGTTGTCTGCCATTCCAGATTTCGAGCTGCCACACCTCACTGCTGTAGCTGGCAGCCAGCTCGTGTAGCGCTTTCGTGGGCGTCGGTGCGCTGATCGCGTATACGTATGCGCGCTCACCGTCGGTTGCACGGGTGCCAGCCCACTCGTAGTTGCCGTCGGGGGCGCACTCGGCGTGCAGCACTACGCGCCCTTCGGGTGTGGAGATTTGTGCCCAGTACGTGTCGAGGCCCTTCCAGAAAATGTCGAGCATGGTCAGTCTCCTCTCTCTACAAACAGTTTTCCGCGCCGCACCTCCGAGGGGGTTGGAGGCACGGCGCGGAATGTGGGGTGCTACGATTTTTTGCGTGCGCCGCGTGGCGGCTGAAGACCTGGTCATTACAATTGATCGCTGTAGCTCTCATCATTCTTCTCCTCTTCGCCCTCTGCGGGCGGGGTTGTTATACGGGCGCCACGTGGCGCCTCCTGCGACCTCCGGCGTGGGCCGGAGGCCGATGGAGACGAGTGGTGCCTATTGCGAGGGGGCGAGCCATGAGCCGTCTGGCCCGAGGATGGCGCCATCCTGGCGCATGACGTAACCGCACTGGCCAGCGGCGGTGTATTCCTCCGCGCGGGCCTTGGCCTCCTCGAGCGACGCGGCAGGCTCGAGGACCGGCTCGGCGTAACGACCACCGAGCTTGTCATGCGTGTGCCCCACACCGTAGTGGGGGCGTGCCGCGATGGCGTCGTATGCCTGCTGGTGCAGGTCGTCGACCTCCGGCTGTGGTATCATGGCTGTGGCGATACGGCGCAGCGTGTCGTCATCTGCGTCGATTTCGATCTCCTGATAACGGATGGTGCCATCGTCGGCGTGGTGCTTCTCTGTGTGGTAGACGTGCATATTGGTGGCGGTTGCCGGTGTGGCGCGCTTTGCGCCACGGCGCAGCAAGTACTGCGCAACGGGGCCTGTGTCGTTGTAGGGAAACGCGCCGGTGGCGATAAGTGTCGTGCAGTTCCCTGCCTGCTTGACTATCCTGATTGTCATGATGATGGGCATGGTCTTCCTCCAATATTATTTTCCGGTTTCGGCCCTCGCGGGCCTCATCAGTCCCCACTGACGGGGAGACCGGCGTGAGCCGGTCAGTCTGCCATCAATTCGCGGGCGCGCTTCTTTGCCCACGAGAGCGCGGTGATGGCCTTGTTGTCAATCCACCAGCCTGCGCTGGCCTGGGCCTCGAGTTCGTCCAGCGCCTGCGCAACCTCGGTGGCGCCTGGCGCGTCGGCGTTGGCTGCCACGGTCTCGCGAACCTCGGCCAGGCTGGCCATACCCTCGCCCGCGCCGCCGATGATCTCGGCGCGGATCTGCTCGGCCCATCGTATCTGTTTTTCGCTGCCCTGCAGTGCGGGCAGCCCGCTGGCTTCAGCCTGTTCGGCAGCTGCTGCTGCAGCGGCGTCGCGCTCGGCATCGACCTTTGCCGTGTAGCACTCACGGCAAAGCCGGCCCTCCTCGTACTCGACGCGGCTTTCGCGCGCCTTGTAGGGGCCGGAGATGTTCACGGTCTCGTAGTGTCCGCAGCTTCTCTCGATCTGATATTTGGCCATTTGTTTCTTCCTCCAGTATTATTTGTGTGTCTGTTCTGCCCACGTTGTACCCACATTATACCCCGCACATACCCCGTCGTCAAGCATTTTCAGCACTATTTTCGGCCATTTTCAGCTATTTATTGCATTCAGGCACCGTTTTCAGCTATTTATTGCATTCAGGCACCGTGAGACGACGTGAGACACAAAAAAGCCCCGCGACGTAGATCGCGGGGCGTACAACAGGAGGGTGCAGCCGGTCGGACTATTTTTTACCATGTTTGCACACGTGCTCTGCTGCACGGCGCAGATCGCGTGCCAGTGATTTCACGCTATTCGGCGGGCCACCCTCGGCCCACTCGCGCTGCAACCACACTGCAATCTGTTCGGCCTGCTTGTCCAGATACCGTGTCGCGACTTTCCGCACCATCAGCAGCTCACGCCTTTCGCAGATAGATTTTGTTCTGTGTCGGTATATGCTCAGCTATCACCTCGTAGCCGAGTGCCTCGGCCAGGGGTCGCAGGTCACACCGCGTCACACCATCCACAATCTCGGGGCTGCAGCCGACAACACAGCTCCCCGGCAGCAGTACGACGCGCAACGGCGCCGGTGCGTCAGCCTGTGGCAGCACGCGATAGTAGTGTGTCACGCGCGCCAGGTCAAGCGGCGAGCGCTTCGTGCCTGGTGCTCTCGGGTCGCCACGCACTGCCGATGTATTCTCGTAGATGTGACCGTCGCCTGCGTAGATTGCGATGTGGCCAGGCGGCCTGCACGATGTGCTGAGACCGACGATGTCGCCGATGGCCGGTGTGCCGACTATAGCAGCGTTGGCCTGCAGACGGCGTTCCATATCGTATGCTGTCGGTGCGTTGTAGCCCCACGTCCACTCGCCGCGCCCGAGTGCCGCCTCGTGGCACTGGCGCACGAACCGCGCACAGTAGCCGCCGGTCTCGAGGTCGAATGTGATGCCGGAGATGGTCACACTGCGCTTGCCAGCCTTGCGTGCAGCCACAGCCTCGGCAGCGACGCGTGCAACGTCAGCGCTGGTCACGATTTTCATGGTAGCCCCTTCCTCTCATCAACAGCGCTCAGTGCCCACAGCAGGTCGCCGATTGGCGAACGCAGCTTGTCCTTCGTCTCGTGCCAGCCGACTGCGGCGAGGAACGACATGAGCCATGCTGCAGCGAACCGCCCAACGCCTGCAGGGCCGGTCACGGCTGTGAGCGCCAGCGAGACTAACGCTGCAGCGCCGATCAGTTTCAGCTTGCCGTAGTACGCTGGTGACGGCTGCCACCAGCGTTTGATGAGCTGCAGAACTGCCTCCACGACGACACCGGCCAGCAGATACAGCACCGGCTCGGGGAGCGCCTCGAGGAATGCCACAATTTCAGCCATGGTCAGGATACCTCCACTATCGCATTATCAGCGTCGTCAGCACGTGTATGATGCCGCTGCCGATTGCAGCAGCGCCAGCAGCGATCAAGCCGATCCACACGCCGGTGCGTGCGCCCTGCATTTCGAGTGTGTGGACACGTGCAGCCACGCGATCGAGTAGCGATTTCATCTCTGTCACCCGCTCAACAACCAGTTTGTGTTCGTCACAGTAGTTCCCATTGCTCATGGCGATGCTATCCCGTTCGCCGCGTCACGTCCCCGATGACCGAGAGCGTGGCGATGATGAGTGTGGTTATGTCGCCTTCCGGCGATATGGCCTGTACGTCGTACCAGTATTCCACGTCCGTGCGACATGCACCGGTCTGTGTCCGTCCGATGCCGAACTCGAACTTCCCTGCGCCAGCGTCCGTGATGTCGGCTTCCACCTGGAACGTGGCCGTCGCGTCGGTCGGGTCGGCGTCGCTGCCCGTGTCTGGCCGGACGGTCATATATATAGTGTAGCCGCTCAGGTCGGTGCCCGTCCACACGAACGGCAGCACTACGTCGTCATCACGCACGATGCGCAGATTGCCACGCCCATCAGCAATCTGCATGGGTGCTTTCACTTCAAGTGTG